AAGAATCTTTTTTTTACTCATAACTTATTAAAATAACTTTTTCTTTTAAAATTGCGAACCTGAAATTTGAAGGTTTGAATATTCATTCATTTCTTTTCTAAATCCATCATCGCTTACATATCGTTCAACTGTTCTGTTTACCAATTTTTGAAGTGTTACATCCGATTCGAATGATACTCTTTTAAAATTTGAATAAACACCTTTTATGATTTTTACAGTTGTTAGTTTAGTTTCTACACTCATAGTATATATTGTTAGTATTTATATATATAAGTATATAGATATTTATTTTCCGTTAAGCCTTACCATCACAAAGACCTCTACTTAGAAACTCACAAAACTTACAATTTTTCTTGCGGTCACCTGGTACTTTTGGATATGGTAAATCTCTAAACTTACCTTCATCATCAAATACCTCGTTTACAAAATTCATAAACTCACCATACACTCTATTGACTGTTGGTTTTCCATTTGCAGGAACGTGTCTTGAAATACGAGGAATTGGGAATGGAGCATCTTCATAAAGTTTTCTTCTCATAATCTGATATTCCACTTTAATCTTGTCTAAAGGTATATTGAATAATTCCGAATAATACTTTTTGTATATAACGATTTGTGCATTCTTGTACTTATCTGCCTTTTGGTATTTGTTCCAACCCATTGTAGATGTTTTTAAATCTATAATGATAATCGAGTTATCGGATAAATCTCTCATTACCACATCGACAAAGCCTATGAAACTTACACCTTCTTTTATTTTTGCATTTAATGGAATTTCAATTCCTACTAATTCAAATCCACTCTTTGTATAGAACTTTTCTAATTTATTCTTAAACCACTCTAATATTCTTCTACCATCACCATAGAACTCTTCTAACTCTAATTGAGTACAAATAGTACCCTCAGTTAATTTATCATTCTCTTTGATGTATTCCTTTCTCATCCACTCTAATAATAGAGAGTCTGTATCTATTTCCATTGCTTGTTTCTTAGAAACCCCATACATTACCGAAAGGAAATGTTGTATTGTCTCGTGAATGGCAGTTCCGAAAATAGTATATATGTTTGCCGATGATTGTCCTAACCTATCAATGTACCTCAGTTTATAAGAACGAGGACATGATGAATATGTTGAATATTGTGAAAAACTTACTCTTGCCATAAATATCTTTATTTGTTATACAAATATACGAAAAAAGTTTGGGATTACCAAACTTTTCTTCAATTATATTTTCAATTTTAATTTTTTTATTATCTTAGGGTCAGTACCATAATCCTCTGATAATTGTTTTATCTTTTCTTTACCAGTTCTAGTTGAATATAATATTTTTAGATAATCTTCTGCCTGTAACTTTGATGTTTCATAGTGTTTTGCAACTAACTCAACTAACCAACCCTCATATTTATCAGCACCCTTTGGTTTCATATACTTCATAAAATGTCTACCTTTTGGAAGTAAATCAATTAATGCAAGGTACATTGCTTTAGGTGGAGCTTCTTGAAGATATGGTTGTACTGCTGCAATCGTCTCAATCCACTCATATTTCATTGAGAGAAAACGAAGTACCATGTAATTAGAAAATGTTTTCTTATCTTCTGGTTCTAGTTTATCCCAATACTTTGGGTCTTGTACATTTGTTATTTGCTTAATATGGTCAAATAATCCTTTAGCCATTATCCTTATCTTCTTGTTTTTTTCTATCTAATTCTTCTAATACTGCAAGTTGTGGTGATAGCAACTCTTCACATATCTCACCACAATTCCCACAAAGTAAAACTTCTATTGGCACTACTACATCTTGAGCAGTTCCAGCTACTAACTTAGAAATCTTTCTGAATTTAGAACCATCAATGAATACATCATATCCACAATGTGAACAAATTACAGGATTTGATTTACCTAAATCAATTTTAGGCCCACCACCTTGTGTTGGTTGGTCTGATGCTTTTTGTGGTTTATTACCACCTATTCCTACTATTTTTGCCATCTTAAATTAAATTTAATATTTCGATTAATGTTGCTGCAGTTGGTATTTCTTTATCAATTGCATTGAAGTGTTTGTTTTGTCCATCTGATAATGTGATTATTACATTAGCAGTATTATTAGGTGCATATTCATCTACCTTTTCATAAAGTAAAGTAAATAGTTCGGAAAAATCATTTGACCTGCTATCGATAATAGCTTGTCTTACTTTAGAATATTTATTTCTCTTATCGTCTGACGATTTTAGAATATCTAAAACTTTCATTTTATAATCATTCTCTAGCAGGTTTTTTGTATCTACTTTTAATTCACCCTTAATTGAATTTAATTGACAAGTATTGATAATTTTACGAATATCAGGATAACCTGCATCAATAATTGGAACTAAATCTTTTGGTTGATATGTTACATTTTCACTACCTAAAATTTTTGAAATTTGTATTGCAACATCTTTCTTAGCCGGAGGTATGATTTGGAAAGTTTGACATCTACTCTGAATTGGTTCTATTACTTTTTCTACATAGTTACAAGTTAATATAAATCTACAATGCTGTGAAAATGTTTCCATCAAGTTTCTTAATATGGCTTGTGCATTCTGTGACATATAATCAAACTCATCTAATATAACAATTTTATATTTTTTGAATCCCATTGAAGAAGCAAAACCCTTTACTTTATTTCTTACAGTTTCTACATTATTTTCATCAGATGCATTAATTATCATATAATCACAATCGACTGATTTTACAATTAGTTTGGCAAGAGTAGTTTTACCCGTTCCTGCTCTACCATATAAAAGTAAATGTGGGATATCACCATTTTCTAAATAACCACTTACTTTTTCTTTAAGGTGCTCATTACCTACATAGTTTTCTAATGTAGTTGGTCTATAAGACTCAACCCACAAAGAATTATCTACTTGTTCATTATTTGTTTGTTCGAAAAATCCCATTTTATTTTTGTTTAACTAATTTCATATTATAATTGTTCACTTTTGGTTCTCGTTTAATACCATCCTTTAAGATAAGAGGTTGTTTAAATAATTTAGTATAAGAAATATGATGATGTGGTCTACCATCTTTATGCTTCTTATTAGTAAACTTTATAATATCACCCCAATTTTCTTTTAACTCATCGAACTTTTTTTGTAAACCAGTAAACTTCGTATTTTCTTCTTTATCTTCACCAAATTCATAAATAGTAGTGGTATTACCACCCTTCATTGTACCTGTTGTTTGTTTACCAGATAATAGTGAGTTGAAGTTTGCAGTGCACAAATCACCAGTAGATAGAACTCTGAGAGTTAAATCGGTGTCTTCATTATATGTACCTCTCCACCTCTCGTCTAATCGTGTATCAAGTAATTCCGTGTTAATTAATATACAAGAGTAAGTTCGTGTGTTTCTAATTACAGCACCTCTACCATTATCAATACCTGGTACAAATGATGCATACTGACATGAGACTAATCCAAGATTTTTAAACATATCACTATAATCCTCCATAACTCTAAATACAACACCATCTTTTACTCTCTTTTGTATATTTTCATTCCAACGGAAAAATCCATCAATATTATCATCTATAATCCAATGTTTTTTATGTCCATTATCAATAGAGTGTTGCCAAACAAAATTTCTAACAGGAATACCACCTTGCTTTCTTTCAGAAAAGTTTTCTGGTAATTTAATAACTTTATTTTTGTCTATCTTTGGATTTGATATATAATTATCATACTCCGAAGGCTCTACACAAATATTAAAGTCAATATCCATTTCTTCTAACGTATCAATGGTTAGAGTTTTTTCCCACCTACCCTTTGTAATCACATAAATTGGATATTTAGGTTGTATTTTATGAGTAAATTCATACTCATATTCTTTTAATGGATGGTCATCCAACTCATGATGAATATAACTTAATATAGTGGGTTTACGGTCAAATGCCTTAAAAAAGACATCTCGTTCTTCTTGATTATTTAATTTAACATCAAATACATACTTTTCAAGTAACCAATCAGACCACTTAAACTCAGGCATATTAAAATAATCATCATCAATTAAGTCATTAAAATTAAGATAGGTATTGTCCAATTCATATTTTAATGTATAATCCCAAAAAGGGCCCTTGATAACAGTATTATTTAATATATCTTCTACTGATTTTTTATTACTTGTATGTACCTTCATACTTATTTTGATTTATAATTATCTGACCAAGTTTTATATTCACCAGATTCAACTCTACAACTCATATGGTCTGCCCAATGAATAATGTAAGGTAATTCTGTTTTTAATTCACCACCTTGGCTGTAGTTTATGAAGTACTTTTTAGTTGCCTCATTATATAAACCATCTGCCATTTTTATAGCCAACATTTCGTTTTGTGAGTACTTAATACCATATTGATTAAGTAACCAAAGTGCTCTATCAGTTACATCCATATAGTATATATCTGGATTTAACTTAAACACAGAATTTTGGTTTTTTCTATGCCAGTCTGATTCTTCTGGAATATAATGTGGAATTTCTCCATCACCTAATTTACCCAAATCATGATGTAATGCTGCAAAGAATAATTCCTCATCTGTAAAATTAATTAAACCACCTTGGTCTGCGAATAGTTTTTTAACACTAAATGAGTTTTTACAAACATTCATAACATGGTCTATATAACCACCAACATATGCAGAATGGAAATGTAATTTACCACTTGCAGGGGCAATTGCAAGTTCAGTACCTAATTCAGTTTCCGAGTACATATGAAGTAGTTTTTCTAACCTATCTCCACTAAATACCTTGTTTATAAAAGTTATGAACTTGTCGTAATTTACCTGTAATTGTTCTGCTGAATATTCTTTTACCATATTACTTAATCTCTACTAGGTAATAATTTGATACATAGTCTCCTTCAACAAAGTTTAGATGTGCTAAACCATCAGATGAAATTTTTAGTGATGAACTAGAAGAACCTCTATTTGCAGTAAGAATTTCTTTTAGGTATTTACCAGAAAATGCAATTGGACTTACATCACCTTCACAAGTACAATCAACTGAGATAGAAATTCTATTTGAGTTAATTGAAGAATATCCTAGTATAATTTCTCCCTTACCACCTTTACATTCAAATGTAAATGTATCAGCATCAGTTAGTGCACCCTTAGATTTAATGAATTTGTTTACAAACTCGTTATCTAGTGTAATATCTACATTAAATGGAGGAAGTGCTTTTAAGTCAGGTACTGCTGGTATAACAGATGGTGCAGCTAACATATATTGCATTTTTGTTCCATTGTCTGAGAATTTTAATGCACCAGTTACTTCTTCTACTTTGATTGTATTATCCAATACACCTAATAATCCCTTTAATTGTGATGTAGTGTAGATTCCAAACTCTCCATCAGGAAAATCTGTATCATTTACAGTTACATCTCCTAATAGTGTTTTGTCATCAGAAATCATTCTTACTGACATATTTGTTTTTTCGGATTTAATCATTACTGATTCTACCTCACCACCGAGATTATATCTACTAACGAATCCATTAAATTTTGATTTTTCCATAATTTACTTTTAATATTTATTTTAATGTTTACTAATATACGAATTTATTTTTAATTATCCAACTAAAAAGAGAAAAACTTTTCAGCCGTTTTTGTTGAGGATAAAACTTCACCCCAACCGAGTGCTCCGTAGAAGTCTTCTAGTTTACCTAAAAGTTCTCTTTCGAAGATTTTATCATAATCAATATAGGTATTGATTAATTCCATAATTTGAGGAGGGTCATTATAACCATTGAACCCAATTGCACCTAAACCATATGGGTTTTGTTTTAGATATACCCATTTTATTTTATCACCACCTTTTAGTGGTTCATATTGATTTTGTAGTTTATGATGTTTTATCAGTTCATTATATGTAAGTGCAGCCTTGACATGAGCAGGAGTTCCTTTCATAAACTGAAACATTGCAGTTTGGTCTTTTTTCTTTGGTTTGTATTTTGACAAATTCTTTACACCACCTGCTTTTGCAATATTAATGACTGGCATTGTTGATAAACTATTCTTAAAGTCATGTATTCTATCAGTTAATTGTTCCTCA